AGCAAGGCATTGAGGTGAGCCCACCAGAGAAAGATATTTCTCAAATATATGTGGGCCATGGTTTAGTTTTAGACGTAGACTAAATAGGAAAATTAATATGATTTCAATATTTGGTATTGATCCTGGTTACAGCGGAGCTATCGCTATTTACTGGCCGAAGACAAAAAAGCTTGAAATGCATGATATGCCTATAATGTTAAACCATGCAGGTAAAAATATTATAGATTGCCATGCCTTGATAGATATACTTGAGCCAGAGACAGCTAATAGATTTGCAGTTGTTGAAAGAGTTGGGGCAATGCCAGGCCAAGGTGTATCTAGTGTTTTTAGGTTTGGCGAAGGTTATGGAATGTTACAGGCAGCTATAGCATCGCAAAAGACAGCAATACATTTTGTTACGCCTGCAAAGTGGAAGAAACATTTTGGTTTAAATCGTGATAAAGGTGTGAGCCGCAGTAAAGCAATGGAAAGATTTCCAAATTACGCACAATTATTTAGCAGAGTAAAAGACGACGGACGTGCAGAAGCCGCGCTGATAGCTCTATATGGAGCAGAAGAACTAAGTTAAGGAGAGAGAAATCATGACAATGATTTTAAGTAATAAGATGAGTAATGAAGAATATCATGCTCATGAAAATATTTCGTCTAGTGACGTTAAAGATGTTGCAACCAAAACTATGAAGCATTGGAAAGGCAAAATTCGTAAAGAAAGCCATGCTTTTGATTTAGGAACGGCAGTACATGCAATGCTTTTAGAGCCTGAGAAAGATTTAGTTCTCAGGGGGCCAGAAACGCGGCGCGGAAAGGAATGGGCTCAGTTTAAAGAAGACGCTCAGAACTTAAATAAGCTCCCACTCACCTCGGTTGACTTTGATCATGCAAGTGATATGGCGGAAGCATGTTTAGGTAACTCTATGGCGGCTAATTTGCTCACTAATAAGGAGTTAATCGCTGAAGCATCGTTCTTTGTTCAATGCCCAGAAACAAAAATTGGCCTCAAGACTAGGCCAGATGGATTTTTAGCATCTGCTGGAATTGTCATAGATGTTAAAACATGCCAGGATGCTAGTCCAAATGGATTTGAGAAGGCAATAAGGGCGTTTAGGTACGATCTTCAACAAAGTTTTTACAGGTACTGTTTAGACATAGAAAATATTAAAACAACAAACTTTATATTTATTGCAATAGAGAAGGAAAAACCACATGCAGTTGCATGTTATGAATTGTCAGATAAATATGAAAAATTTGCGCGGCAAGAAATGATGCATACGCTTATGAAGATTAAAAGAGCGCAAGAGAATAATGATTATGGCACTGGATGGTCTGATCTTGAAACAATAAGTCTGCCGCCTTGGTTGGACGGAGACATATAAGAAATCCCGGCGTGAGGGTGTCACGTAATTTTAAAGGAGTTGCATTATGCAATATATGATAAGCGGAGTTACCGCTATGTACCCAAGACTAAATGGTACTTATAAATTTGATACACAGGAGAACAAGAGCGTTAAATGTGACGCACTTGAGGAAGGCGCAGCCTTTGAAATGTCATTTAAATTAGATGAAAGCCAAGCTAAAGATTTGCACCAAGTATGCTCTCAAGCATATGCAAATGCGGCAGCTATGGATACCAAAAGAAAGTGGCCAGAAAAGCCAACTAATTTGCCATATAAGCGAAACCAAGACACTAATGAAATAATTGGTAAGTGTAAGTTAAAAGGATCATATGGTGGCGATAGAACACAGCCGCCAAAACAAGTGGATGCGGCTCGTAATAAGTTGCCAGATGATTTTATGCTTACAACTAATTCAAAAGTTAATGTTGCAGTTGTGATAGTTCCTTACAATACAGGAAGCTTAAATGGGGTTTCACTTAGATTAAAGGCAGTACAAGTATTAGAACTTGCTGAACTTGAAGGTGGCGACGATCCATTTGATAAAGTGGATGGTTTTGTATCTAATGCAGATACATCCTGGAGTAATACTGAACCTGTTAAATCAACAAACGGACAAAGCTATGATCCATTTGCCAAAAGCATTGCAGCGCAAGCGCCGCCAAGCAATGAAATAGATGATGATATTCCGTTTTAGATAAAAATTGCCTCTCGCTTTAATACCGCACAAGGTTAAGCGAGAGGCATACTATTACCTCAAAACAAAAGGAATACATGAATGATACATAATAATAATGCAGAAAGCAAGTATCCAACGGCGAGTTGGAGAGAGTACAGCCCTAAAATAATACAAACTTTACAGTTGAAAATGACTGCAAAAGGTGAGTATCATGGACCTTGTCCAAGTTGCTCTGGCAAAGATAGGTTTTGGATTAAAGAACACAATGGCGAAGTTATGGTTCATTGTAGGCAATGTAATGATTACAAAGAGATAAAGGATAGAATGAGGGATATGTCTCTTTGGCCAAACGAAAACACTGATGTTAGTATAAAAATTGACAGATCAGAAGATATACAGTGGCCAGACAGAGATATAGCAGTAAATCATCCATATTTAGAATTAAAAAAAATAAATATAAACAATGCAAAAATTGATAATAATAATTTATGCATACCAGTAATTGACCCAAAGGGTAAACGTGTAGGCCATCAACTTATTACACCCGAAGGGCGTAAAAAGTTTTCATATCAAATGCCAGTAACAGGTAATTTCAGCGTTATAGGTGGCCCAATAGTTGACTTTGCTTATGTTGCGGAAGGTTGGGCAACTTCGGCTACTATCCATGAGGCGACAGGCAAGCCATGTGTATTTGCATTGAACGCAGGTAACATTCCAGCAGTTGTAGATAATCTTTTACAAGTAAAGCCTGACTGCACATTTGTTGTTGCAGGCGATAATGATGAGCCAGGGATTAAGGCTTGCGAAAGAGCCCAAGAAGATCACGGCATAGAATACATTTTACCAGAAATGGAAGGTTGGGATTATTCGGATATGTGGCTTGAGTTGGGGCCAGAAAAAACGGCAGAAGCATTAAAGATTGAAAGTGTTTTAAACCAGGTATTCTTTCCGTATGACGCAAAACCACAATTATCTAGTAATTACTTGTTAAAGGGTTGGTTTGGTGAAGGGCAAATGTCAGTTATTTATGGGCCTTCTAATGTTGGTAAGTCATTTTTTGTTTTAGATATAGCTTGGCACATAGGTGCAAACGAAGCTTGGAATAATAATAAGGTTAATGGTGGTAGTGTTCTTTATTTAGCTACAGAAGGCGGTATGGCATTTCATAATAGAGTTGTGGCTATGCGGCAGCACTATATTAATCACAAAGATGTAAAACTTGCAGTTAGACCTTCACCTGTAAACATGCTCGATGCTGATGTTGATATGAATGTATTAAGTAAATTATGTAGAGAAGTTTCTAGGTCACATGGGCCAGTGAAGATGATTATTATTGATACATTATCAAGAGCAATGTCTGGTGCGAATGAAAACAGCCCAGAAGATATGACTAAATTTATTGGTAATTGTGATAAGTTGCGTGAACTTACTGGAGCTCATGTTGCAACAGTACATCATTCTGGTAAGGATAAAGCAGCAGGCGCAAGAGGTCATAGTTCATTACGAGCCGCAACAGATACAGAAATAGAATTAGATTTTAATGAAGAAACTGGTTTACGATCTGCAAAGGCAACGAAGCAGAGAGATATGGAGACAGGTGCTATATTTAATTTTAAATTAAAAGTTATTGAGCTTGGTCAAGATGATGATGGCGATGCAGTTACAACATGCGTTATAGAAAGAGCAACGCCAGAAGAAATAGCTGACGCAAGTAAACCTGCAATTAAAGGTAAAAATCAAACATTGTTAAGAACTGTATTTAAACAATTAAGGGCAGAAGGCATTGGCCAACCTAATCCTGGTGGCGTTGGTTGGCCAGAATTAGGCGTGTATCACTGCATATCAGAAGAAACTGTTAAAGATCATTTTATTGGTAAGTGTAGTAGTGCAACAAGTCCAAAAACAACTTATAAACAAGCTTTAACATCTTTACTTGGCTCGGGACATATAGCCATTAATGATGGCTATATGTGGTTTACTGACAGTTTTGGTAAAGCGAAACAAAGGAATTAATTATGAAAAAATACAAAAATATTAGATCAGATGTTTTAATAGAAGCTTTGGAACTAATTAACGGCGATAGAGAAAAGGTGTATGGCACGCCAAAAGAAAATTTTACTAAAATAGCTGAATTGTGGAGTGTTTATACAGGGTATAATTTTAAAGCTACAGATGTTTGTAACATGATGGTTTTACTAAAAATGGCTAGATTAAAAAATGGCGCTCATATTGATTCCAGTGTTGACGCGGCAGGTTACGCTGCTCTAGCTGTTGAAGTATCAGAGCCTTGCTAACACAGATACTTTTATAGTATATTAAATTAAGTGGACCTTTCTCCTCCTCCTTACACTTTGCTCAAGTGTTAGTCCACTTTACTAGGGCTGCGTCTGTTCTTTCCTTTCTCCCGACGCAGCCCATTTTAAAAAGGTTAAGAAGTGTCTGAATTCCGCATTAAATTAACATTAGACATTACTGGAGAGCATACAAAAGATGCTGATGAGGAACTTGAAGAGCTTTGTAATTATATTTCTGACAGACTTTTAATAAGCGGCAAAAGAGCCGTAATGCAAGCTTTAGCAGAATGTATAATAGAATTACATGATGATGAAATATTAGATCAAGCAGGTTTAACTATGCATTGATTTCGTG